CAGCCTACAATGCAAGATGAAATAACATTAACTTATGCAAATTCTAGTAGGATTTCACAAATAATAGATATTAGAACCTATCAAGGTTCTCAGGCTTATTTGTTTATTATCAGGGTTGTATTCTAATGGGAAAAGGTACTAAAAAAGATAAAAGTTATGTCAATATGAAAGTTGACATGATGAAACAAATAACGAATGATCTAAATGAATTTGTAAGGGACATTCATTTAGATTTATCTACAGACCCAGGTCCAACACCTGTTTTAACAGGATTCATGGCTTCTCATTGGAAAGCAGGGACAAGACCTATTAGAACAACTGACACTAAAGTTGGAACGAAATGGGATATGGAAACAATATTGATGGGTGATAGATATGTTTTAAAGAGTGGTTCGCCTATTATTGACCCTGTTTATTTTATTAAAGAGAGATTTAAAATTAATCAAAAAATCTATATTGGAAATACAGCAGAATATACGTCTTTTGCTTTAGGACCACCAGGAGAGCCTACTTTTGGTTCAAGAAGAAATGGTATTCCTTCTTATATTCAAGGAAAATTAAAAGCAAAAGTCAGTAAAATTTTTACAGATAAAAAACCTAGAATTAATGTTGCTTCAGGTCAAAAAATTGCTCCTTTTGGTCGAGAAGGTTACACAGTTGATTACACTAAAGTATGACTCTTGTAAATGCTAGGGCTGCTATTGAACAAGCAGTTACAGATGCAGTAAAGGATGCAGATCCTACTGTAAAGCTGTTTTATGACAATACAGTTTTTAAAACACCTGGAAAATCAGTCAAGTTTGTAGCAATGTCATTAGATTTTGTTACTCCTTCTCTTCAAAATCAAGGTGCTTCTTCTGATTACTATGAAGGAGTTTTTCAATGTAATTTTTACGTTCCAAGAGATGTCGGAAGTTCAGTTTTTTCTGCTATTGGAGAAGCAATTATTACTGGATTAACTTCTGTTAATGCTTCAGATTATGCAGATAAGTTTAGCTGTAAACCTAGAACAACGGATATCGTTGGCCCCTCAGTCAATCCATCGGCTACATCTTCACATTTTGCAGGTTTAATATCTTGCCAGTTTTCTGCTAACTCTTAGGCTATTATGTAAGCAGTTACAAATTGGCATGGCTAGGGCTATTGATCTCCTCCGTAAGAATTTCGGAGTTGGACAACTTTATAAACACGATATTAAGAAGGGAGATGAAGTCCTTTTTACTATTTATTGGCATCCATTAACGATTGCAGAAAGAGAAGTAATTCAAGGAAAAGGAGTAAACCAAACTGATGATGGTAATGAGTTTGCCTTGAATTTGATGATTGAAAAGGCGTTGGATGAGAACGAGAAAAGACTTTTTCAAGATGGAGACAAGCCAGTTTTAAGAAGAGAAATTGAAGCCAGCATTCTTCAAGAGATTCAGTTGGCGATGCTTACATCTGGAACGGAAACGGAGGTAGAAGATGCTAAAGCAGCATTGAAAAGCTGACGGAACTCAATACTTCTTATATTCATTAGCGAAGGAGTTAGGGATGACTGTTAGGCAGTTATCATCTGAATTAACATGGGAAGAATTAATAGGTTGGTCAGCGTATTTTTCTATCAAGAATGAAGAGTATGAGAAAGAAAAAGACAATAGATTAACCAAAAGGCAATAAGAAGGGTAAAATAACTAAATAAGGTTTCTTCTAGTAAGTAGTGGCTAATTATAATGTTGATCTTTTAGTTAGAGCATCTACTGAAGCAGCGTTAAAAGGTTTAAAGCAGGTAGACAAAGCAGTAGAGCAGATTAACGCTAGAGCAAGAGAAGGAATAGATTTCGGAAATATCAGAGGTTTTGGCAAAGTCAAGTCTGCATTTAAGGAAGTAAGAAATAGTGCAGAACAAGTAGCTGGCGTTCTTGCAGGAGCAGGAGGCACAAGCCTTTGGGGAAGTGTTTCTGCTGGAGTTGCTAATTTCAAATCAGAGCTAGTTGGCGTTGGGCCAATAATAAATTCAGCGAAAGTAGGACTTAGTGGGTTCGTAGAAAATGCTGTTAGGGGATTACCAGCGATAGGAGATGCTGTTTATGCTGCTGGTTCTAATTTTGATCAGTTTGCTCAATGGTTTTCAGCATTAGATCCTCAGACTCAAATAGTCGCTGCTGGTATTGCTGCTTTAACACCTCAAGTTTTTAAATTAACTAGGGCGTTTACAAAGAAGAAACAAAGTTTAATTGGAGTTAGCAAAGGATTCTCTTTAATTAACGAGGCAGGTCAAAAGGCAAATGGTTCGTTAATTAATGGGATGACGAGCGTTCAGCTTGCAATAGAAAAAGCAGCCGCAGCCCAACAAAAGTTCGATCAATCTTTAAGAGGTGCATCTTTAACTCAATTAAATCAAGTAACTCGTCAGGCGAGAAGCGAATTAGAAGGTTACTGGTCTATGACTGGTAAGGCTGAGAAAGCAGCAGAGAATTACGCTAGAGCATTAAAAGCTCAAAAACTAGAACAAGAAGCAATTAATAGATTAGTAAAAGAAGCAAAAGAAGGATTACCTCTTACTGAAGCCGAGCAAAAAGAAGCTGCTGTTGCATTAGCGGCTCAAAAAGAACTTGCGTTAAAAGAAAAAGCTCAACAAAAGAGAAAAGAAGACCATGAAAGAAGGATGCGTAAATTTGATAGAGATAGGATAAAGGCTGCAAAAGCAAGAACTAAGATAGAGCAAGAGGCTCAAAGAGCTCAAAGACTAAGAGAAGGTTTAATGCTTGGTGTTGGTTTTCCTTTGTTATTTGGAGGAGGGCCAGGAGCTATTATTGGTGGTGGAGCAGGAGCGTTAGTTCAGTCTCAGTTAGGTAAAGGTGATAATAAAGGAAAAGGATTTGGAGCGCAAATAGCGTTCAGTGCGGTAGGCGGTCAAATAGATAGATTAGTTGCTCAGATAGTCGGAGGTTTAGTCGCAATAGGTAAAGCTGTTACTACGACAGCAAATGCTTATGAATATTTAGAAGAAAAATCTTTATTTAGTACTAAACAAATAAAAGAAAGAGCAAAGGCTTTAAAGGAGCAAGGGGAAGTTGAAAAATTAAATACATTGTTAACAGAAGAATATGTCCGACTTGTTGGTAGAGAAGGCTTTAAAGACTTACAACGTGCAGGTGATAAGGCTAATGAGTTGAGTACAGCTTGGGATGAATTAAGTTTAGCTATGTCGGGATTATTGGCAGGGCCATTAGGCGACATGATAGAACTATTGACTACGGTAGCTAATTATCATACTGACAAGGCAAGATTAAAACTTTTACAAAAGGATTTAAGAGCGCAAGGAATCCCAGAATCTAAGAAATTAGATGCAGAAATAAAAGCTTTGGAATCTCCGTTAAGGATTGGTACGTTTGCTAAAAAAATGCCTATAAGTTGGGATAATACAAAGGATTTATTAAAAAGATATAGTGGCTTTAGGAATACAGACGGAATGGGATTTAATGAATCTGGTGATCTAGGAAAGAGAGCAAAACTAACAGATTCACAAAAAATAGCAGCCGAAAGAGAAAGGCTAGAATTGGTATTTAAGTATGGAGAAAGAGAAGCAGCTATTTTAACTAAGACAAACAAACTATTAGATGATAAAGATGGTAAGAAGGCAGCATCTCTTCGTAAGGACATGGAAGAAATCAATCGCTTGAAAGATATAAATCAGTTATATAAAGGAATAGGACAGACAATTAAAGATGGGCTTGTTGAAGGTATTAATGCAGCAATAGATGGAACGAAGACATTAGGAGAAATTGCTTCTAGTGTATTTAGACAGATCAGCAATCAATTAATTAGTTATGGAATAAACGCTAGCTTGGGTAGTATTCCTGGCCTAGAAAAGATATTTGGAAGAGCTTCAGGAGGGCCAGTAAAAGGAGGATCACCTTACATCGTTGGAGAGAAAGGTCCAGAATTATTTGTTCCAGGTTCTAGCGGTAATATCGTTCCAAATCATGCAATGGGAGGAACAAATGTGGTCGTTAATGTAGATGCTTCTGGATCGTCAGTACAAGGTGATGGAGGGCAAGCAGAAGAATTAGGAGGTATGCTGGCAGCAGCAGTTCAGGCTGAAATTGCTAATCAGCAACGACCTGGAGGACTCTTAGCAGGTACACGTTAATGGCAACATTTCCTTCAATCACTCCGCAATATGGA